TTTTGGGCTGAAAATTGGAAAATTGAGCCACAGGACGTCGATAAAGGACGGTTTGGGGCGTCATATCGGGAGCTGCGGACCACTTAATCGCAACTTCCATAAACAGTTCAAGGGTAAGTGGTTAATTATTAGTGGTAAGGTTGGCGATATCAATACAGATATCACTAATTCTGCATATGTAGCATTTTCCGTAGATGATTCATTCAATTCCCCCCAAGCCTCGTTTATCGAAAGCGAAGAGGATAAATTGGCAAATTTACGCCAAGGCCAGTATGTCAAAGCTATTTGCATCGGAAATGGCGATATTGCAAAAACACCAATGCTGAAAAATTGCACTCTGGTTGAATGAAAAATAAAGGGCTTCCACTGAATTAGGAGGCCCTAGTTAACTTTGATGCAGTTATACGTCCAGAACTCTCTGGGCTCATCCATGTTCTTGCGGATCACTTCAACGTTGAGGATGGCCTTATTGTTGCGCTTAACGTAGTCGAGACCTAGCCAACGGCCTGTTTTGGCATCTGGAAGCATCCATTGCATCATGACGTTATCGAAATCGTCTTTTTGCTTGAGGAAGGTCATTTTCTGTGTTTCAGGGGCTTGTCCGTTGATATGCATCAACCCATCGCTTTCGCCCTTTAAGAAAAAAGGTCCGCATTGAGTAGCAGAAAAAGCCCCATAGGAATAAAACAAACCAAAGACCAAAAATATTGCTAATTTTTTCATCAGCCAACCTTGTTTAAAGTGCTCAGGCTTTGCAACTCCCTAGCCCCTTTCGCCAGACACAGCAGGTCCATATACCACGCCTGCCCGCGAGTATCGCCAGTATAGTCAATGCTGCCGACAATGTAATCACCATCGGTATTGATTGCCGCCAGCTGCGCACCGGGAAGGCCATCGACATATATGTTACCGTCTGTGGTGCTTTCACCCAGTCTGCCAGGTGACTGCCCAACCTGATCATTACCGAGAGCCTGACGATATACAGAGGCCTGATCCAGCCTGATAAGCCCCCCAAGCTTAATATTCGGGTTTATCAGACAGCGCGCATTTACCCCGGCGCCCATCGTCTGCTGAGGCATACCGATCAGGCCCGTATTGGCGTTCAGCACAATCGCTTCCTGTATGTACTTATCATCAGGAACAATATGCACCTGGTTGTTTTCGTACCACCAGTTAGCCTTGCACTGCCCTGCAAGGCTGTACATCAGGCGCCCTGTATTCTGATAAATAGTACGGCCACGAGGGAATACAGTTGGACCAAAATCCGGCCTGCTTCCCTCTGTAATGCCATAGGGGCTAAGGGACTGCATACCCAAATCAAACAGGTCAGCATGCTTCCAGCCTGCCGATACTGTCGTTTTCACGCTGGAGTTGAGATGCCCCTCCCAGCCATCAATACACTGGATGAGCACCCAACTATCGGTGACGTTATCTTTTCCGGTAACGGTAAAGCGAATATCACCGTTAAAGATGATCCCCACATTTTTATCAGGATAGTTGCCACTGCTGTCTGCTGTGCCGTTATACCCGGCAATAGCCCTTACACGAGTAAACTCTTTACCCATGATCCGGTTTTGTGTCTCCGGCGACAGATTGTAGATTTTGAAGTTACCCACGAATCCGTTAAAGATAGTCGCGGGCATCTTCTGGATATTAAACGTCACCTTAAAATCCGACAGCGATATCCCATCCCCCTTATCGTCAATAAGCTGCAACTCAAAGTGTCGCATCCAGTTCTGAGACATAATCACTCCGTTACCACGTAGAGATGGCTTTTAATGCCGAGGTCGGTTTGAGTTGGGTTATCATTTGCCGGATCGTCGCAATTTACATAGAGCGAAAATCCAAGCCCGAGATAGCGATACTGCGCCAGCAGGTTGGCGCCGGTGATAAGAGGAATGCCTTTTATCAGGTCGGCGCCCGTACTGTCCATGATATCCAGACACCAGAAAGCAGCACGCCAGGTCACAGCCATTTGCAGACTTTGACCTGCAACAGATATGGAGAATCGCTGGTTTTCAGGGGAAAGAGGTATTTCTGAAACAGCCATTTAGCCTCCCGAGATGAAACCGACAAACCGGCTTAGTAGCGACTCATCTTTTGGAGTCGGCGTCTTTACTCCTGAGTTTTGCACCGCTGACGTGTTCACCCCCTCTTTCATGTTTTCTTTTGCGGCCACGCTGACTGTCTGCGTCTGGGTGGTGATTATTTCCCTAAGTGTGACTGTCGCCATCAGTACATTTTCGCTATGGCGATCTGTCGTCACATCCAAGGAGCGGATCACCATATTGGTATACAGGCGCTTCCCGGTGGTCACATCAAGCAACTGTCTTTCCTGCTGCATTTTAAGCAGTTCAGCATAGACCTCTTTCGGCCCCATGCTATTGAGCGGTGTAGATAACCCAATGCCTGCCGTATCATAAAAATCAAGCAGGGAACCGCCACCAGCAAAGCCCATCTCCATAACGACTTCTGAGGGGCGTCGATACGCATGGTCAGCAATGAACCCTGTACCGGCGCTTGTAGGCCTTTCCACTGGATGTTCCGTCACCTCCAGAGCATCGCTATGACGCTCTGAAACCACTACATCGGGTATCATCAGGCCAATACGGCGGCTACGCTGCTGGAAAAGAGTTGAAAGAATATCCATCAGCTCGGCCCCCTGGTTAGTTGCTGGGTTGCGCGTGCATTAACGTTGCTCTGGCTATCAGAGACGATTTTCCCTGCTTCTCTCGGATCGCTGACACCAGAAATGTTGATAACGGTATTCTGGTTCAATGTCGCGCCAGCAGCCTGATGGGCAAGTGGGCTATTCCAGTTCGAATATCCCTCTTTGCGGGCCATAGACTGCATGAGCATAGCCATCGTATTGGGGTCGGACAGGTTTAAGGCTGCTGTCGGTGATACACCCATCCAGCCAGCAACGTCACGGGCATATTTGGCAGGATCGTTGTTATCGGCCGCAGGCGCCCAGGTGCTGACAATATCCATGATCGTCTGCAGGCGACGCCCGGTCGTTTTCCCTGTGAAGTACCGCATGAGCTGGTTTTTCATCGCGGTCCAGCCGCGAAGGGCGTTCTCGAAGGTGCGGAAGCCCCCGCCGCCCACGGGGCGGATGTTTCCGGGGTTGTTGTTACGATCGGCCAGGGTATTGCCCGTACCGCCTGGAATATCCGGCTGGATATTGGCGCCATGAACAATGCTTGTCTGGGTTTCTCCTTCGCCGGCGACTGGCGTCTTGCCCTGTTGCCATATTGCGATACCCAGGCGCTTCACTTCGCTCCAGTTACCTTCGTTGATGGCATTCAGTAGATCGCCGATCATGCTCAGCATCTTGCTGAACTCCCCCATCTGTATGATGAAGTTGTCGAAGTCCCATTTCAGTGACCAGGCTTTCGGGTCTATGCCAAGCAGTTTTGCGATTGAGTTGGTGAGGTCAGAAACCGTATTACGCAGCGACTTAATGAACTTCTCGGCGTTATCGATCTCCGTCTTCCATTTGCCCCAGTCAACCAGGCTTTTCCCGCCCTCTTTCCAGGTTTGGTAGTCCTCCCAAAGCAGTGCGACAGCGCCAGCCAGACCGAGAACCCACGTAATCGGGGATGCGAGCATTGCGCGGTTCAGTAGCCACCACGCGGCAGTCAGCGCACCCAGCAGCTCTATCAGCTCCTGCGACTGCTTATCAAGAGAGTCCCACCAGTCACTGATACTCCGACCTAACTGGATGAGGCGATAAATTACCCTGCCAACCATCTCGCCAGCCCAGAGAATGCCTTTCACGGTAGCGGTTATTGCGCCTTCAATTTTGGGGAAGTTGTCCAGTATATGACGGCGCAGGGTGTCAATAGAGCCTGCTAGACCGTTAGCCAGATTAGAGCCGATTTTATCCCGCGCCATGCCAGCCATCAGCCCGAAGGAGCGCAGCGAGGTCATGAACTTATTAGAGCTGACGGCGGCCACATCGGCGTTATAGCCGATCGCCTTCGCCATCGCGGTGTATTCGCCACTAAACTGGCCGATACCGCGACGCATTGCCATCAGGGTGTTTTCATCCAGACCCAGCATTTGAGCGTACTGGTTCGCGCGGTAATACGGCATGTTGCTCAGGCGCTGGCCAACGCCAGTAAAGATCGTCGCCATATCCCGCATGTTACCGCTGGCATCACGCGTTTGAACCCCCAGACGGTTCAGAAAACCTTCCGCGCCGGGGTTATTGCGTATAAACCTCGCCAGATTCTCCAGCGAGCCACGCGCTGAATCGGCGCTGCCGCCTACCTGGCTAACTGCATACCCGATTTGCTTGATGCCCTCCACCGTCGCGCCAGTGCGCTGAGAGGCCCAATAGAGGTTGTCGAGGCTGCTGGATATTTTGGCGGTGAACGCCACGACGGAAAGCGCTGCCGCTTCAACTTTGACGCCCAGCTCAATCGCTTTAAGCGTTGTCCCGGCAACGACGGCATCGAATTTTCTGGCGCCAGCCTCATCAACTTTGAACCCGAGCGAGATCAGAAAGTCCTTGAGCGTTTCAGCGTTCATTGTCCTCTCTCCATTTCGCTATGCGGTATTCGTTATCGGCTTTCAGGTCAAGCCAGTCATTCATACGGGCAATATCGGCAAGGTCTACCGATCCGTCTTTCAGGGCGGTGTAAGGGATGTACCCGGCATCCACCGGGCGCATCAGGAAGCTTTCACCTTCAGGAAGAGTTTCCAGCGTCAGACCGCTGGCGGGGTGGGCGTCTCGCTGGCGGGGAGTTCTTTCAAAAAATTTCCCAGACTATCGGCGACCACCCGCGCCACCAGCTGTAGCATGGTAAACAGATCGATATCGTCGAACATCAGTACGCCCTGATCGAAGACTTTCGCCCATCCCTTTTCGTTCTGGCGGGACACGACACCCAGACACGGGTAAATCACCGCGTTAACGTCCTCGTCAGGCAGCGCGGCCAGCGTATCGGCAATTTTCGGCAGTACGCTTTCCAGCACAGCACCCGAGTTACCCGCAGCGGCCTGAGCTTTCAGCGTGGAAAATTCGCTGACGAGCCCAGCCAGCACCGGGAGCAGCTTGCGGCTGACCTTCAGTTGCTGGAATACGTCGAGTTTGGCGGTGCGGTAGTTAACGCCTTTGATTTCAAATTCCATCTGTTAAAACTCCCCAAGCAGCTGATCAATCTTGCCGCAGTCAAAGACCCAGGAAACCGTATTGCCGACTTTGGCGTTAGCGTGATCGGGTTGCTTCTGGAAAGCACAAGAACGCGCTGTAGTGGTATCACCTGATACTTTGTTGCGAATGACGATGACGTTATTGCCCCACGTCGCCGAGGACAGGCTCTGAGCGTTGTACATCAGCGAGAGCTTTTTGTTTACCGGGGAGGTTTTCAGCAAGGTTACCGTGATAGTGCCGCTTTTTCCGGCGTGCAGGCTGTGCATCACCTCGCCATCGGCGCCGATGGTCATGGTGTTTTTGGCTTCTGTCATTGTGACAGTAATGCCCTCTTCGGCGTTCGCTGAGCCGTAGCCAAGCTCAACTAACCCGGTAGGCCCTGCGAGAGAGGCCGAAACATCAAGAAACGAATACGTAGACATCTATGGCTCCTTAGCGCACGACCGTGATTGCGACGGTGCCGTAATGAACGGCTCCGGCCAGTTTCCCGGCAACCTGAATTGGCACACCTTTCCGCGCTTCGCGATCGACCTGAAGCTGGTCATCAACGTTTTCTGCCCAGGTGTAATAGCCCTTCGTCAGCATGTCACCGGTATTGAGCTGGCCAATCGGGCCACCAGTCCATTTACCCGGCGCAAAGAGACCGTTTTGCACAGCCTTATCGAGCACCAGCTCAATGTTGGCGATACGGGTTGTGGTACCGGCGTCGGTCTGGGGGATTTTGGTTGTGCTCGTATAGAGCGTGTTGTAGTCAGCCGTCTGTACGGCGTTCTGCAACCAGTCGAGGCCATGGCGCTCGTCGAAGAAATCGCCGTTTGCCATAACGCCTTGTTCAAGAATCGCTGTATCGTTTTCGTAGTACACGTAAACGTTGCAGTTTTTCGCCTCCAGGTTGTTAGCCTGCGAGGTACCAAGGGTTTCGTAGGTAACGCCCGGCAGCTGTTTAAACTTGAGGGTGATCGTCGTGTTGCTTCCGGTGAAGTCAACAGTGAACGCACGCGCAAACGAGGACAGCGCAGCATAGCGACTGCTGGTCGAATACTGGATAAAGGTACGGCTGTATTTCGCTGCTTTCAGCTTGGAAGCCAGATCCGTCGAGGTAGCCGAGTCAAGAATCGTTGAATCTGCCGAGGTAACGCCAAAGATGCGGGATACACTCGCGGCTTCGATCGCCGCCGCCACACTGATAATGTCGGTGTCGGAAGGATAATCCGCTACCGGCACGGCAAGATGAAGGCCATACCATGAATTCCAGTCCAGCAAAGCGTTAACCGCCTGCAGGAGGCTTTCTGCGCTGCCTGTTTCGCCAGTGGCCAGCGTTTTTGCCCAGCGACCGACATACACAAGAGTCGGCTGCGGTTGCTGGGAGAACCAGATAACAGCCGCTGCATATTCCTGGCTGTCTACACCAAAGTCATCGCCGATATCATCAGCGCTGGAGTAAAGGCGCAACCGCTCAGAAATCGGAATAACAGTTGAGTCGCCCAGGATGAGCATTGAGCCAAAATTGCGCCCCTGCGCGGCCCGAGCAGAAAGCGTCACCGTCACGTTAGCGATACGGTTAAGGGGAAGCCCTTTTTCCATGTTAGTCTCCGGTAACTATCGTGACGTTAGGGTCAACGACAGATTTAACGTTGTAGGTACGGGTGTTTTTGCGGGAAAGGGTCACGGCAAGGTCATACCGGCGCACCCACTGGTTGTTGATCAATTCGGGGAGGTTTCGTATATCATCAGCGCTCACCAGCGACAAACCTGAGATTCGTCGCAACGTATCTGCGTTTTGATCTACAAACATTCCGTCACGAAACCGCGTGGCCATCCCGGAACCGCCGGGGCCATAGAAACAGAAAAGCACCTGGATGCTCTCCCATGACCATTGTTCGCTCTGCTCTTCGCTTACCTGGACATTTGCAGGTGTACCGGGTCGTGAGAGCGTGGAAAAGTTAAACCCGCACCACGTCTCACCGTTCGGCGGTATTTTGGACTGGGGATCGGTAAACCGGGGCAATACCAGGTTAACCGCAATCCCTGTCACGCCTCTTACCCAGCGACTCAGTTGCTTTTCCAGCTCCTTATCGTACTCAGGAGCATCCCCGACGGGGGTAAGATACCCAGGCTCTGTGCTGTCGTTACTCAACGGGGATCCCTCCGTTAAACTCCAGCAGCTCGCAATGTGCCTGCACGAACCCGGCACCGTATCGGGTGTACGGATCGACAAAGGTCACGCGGTACCGTCTGCCACTGTATAAAACGATATCAGCGTCGAGTTCTGGCGTTGAATCACTGGCAGGCATCCCCTGCGTCAGCCTGAACTGGGTAACAATGAGGATGGCGCCATTGATGTTTTGTCCGGCAGCCATTCGCTTAGCCTCAAGCGAGCGGTCGACGGTTACGACACCAGAGAACGGAATAGCCTGCGCGGTATTGGTCGGAAAATTATCTTCGTCCACTGTCTGCACTTGTCGATAACATACCAGCGACAGGTCGGCAAAGTCCGGATCAAGCAGAACATCAGTCACATCGAGAAACGGCATTATTTTTTCCTCACGACATACTGAATCGCTCTGAAAAGGAATCCGCGGGCACGTAACGGCTTATCGCCGAGGATGGGCGGTTTCATTTCTCTGCGCTTCTTGATGGTCTTTTCAGATAGTGGGGTCAGACGATCGCCTGCCTCAATGACAGCCTTTGAGGCATCACGCGCAATCTGGCCTGCGGCTTCAAGATGCATCGACGCCACATCTGCCTTACCTTCAAGCGCAGACTGAGCGGCCAGCTTTAAACGCTCGGTCGTTTTATCCCGGGAATCCTCAATGCCCATGTCCAGAAATGGCCTTGGCGGCAGAGTAACGGTCTCACCGTCTATCTCTACGGTTGCCCCGGTGGACTGGAGATACCCCAGTTCAGCGTTGCTCAGCGGCGCATCATCGCGCGGAGGACCTGCCGGGATACCAACCAGTACATCAGTGCCTGACAACTGTTTCAGCGCATCCAGAACGACACTGTAATTGTCTTCCCGAATTGTGAGCCCGCTTTTCATTCCGGCGTCCCCAGTTGAACCGCTCCGGCACCAAACATCATCAGGTATTCCCAGAACTCCGATCCGTAACGGGAGTTGTTCCAGAAACCGGCATTAGGGTCCAGAGTTGCGCTTGCGTCGTAACTGGCTGAAACCTTATCCACTGATTTCGCGGTCTGTATGCCGCTATTTACACCACCAGCAGTACCCACAGCTACACCACGCATATCGGCGGCGTAAAGGTACATGTAGTGCGCTACATACAGCCCGACGATGTAGGGAAAGATATCCACGCCAAATCGCGACTCACTCAGCATGGCATCAGCAAGATTCAGTCGAGCCTGAATCATTGGCGTAGGGTACTTTGTTTCGTCAGCGAACTGTGGGAAGGTTGCCCTGAACTGCTCAGGCGTCGGCAGACTTTGATTTCTTGCCATTATCGGTAGTCTCCGGCAATTGCGCTTCGAGTTCAGCAATACGCGCGTCTTTCTCAGCGATTTTTGCTTCCAACTCAGCAATGCGCGGGTCTTCTGCAATCGCTGGCGCTTCGCCATCCGGTGAACAGTGCGCTTTTACGAACCAGTGCTCAGCAACGGTGTCATCGACGTCGTGGAAGCCAACCGGGAAATGCTTTTGCTCTTTGCCGTCGTTGAAGTTAAACGGGGAGAGTACGTAAATCTTTTTCATTGCAAGTCCTCATGAGCGGCCCTTTCGGGCCGCCGCAGGTTAGATGCCGTCGACGTAGGCCAGAGTTTCCGGATAAACCGGCTCTACTGCACCCAGCTTGCCGTAATAGGTTACGAGCTGATACAGGCCGCGATACTGGATCGGCACGCTCATCAGCGGAACCATCGGGAATCGAACGTATTTCTTGTCGTTGGTGTAGAAAACCATGCGATCAGAGTTCGACACGCCGCGACCTTCCGCCCATTTCACTGGACGGATGTTCAGAGGACGCCCGTTTTGGTGGTATGCGATGGTGTTGGTTTGCAGATAGGTCAGCAGGGACTGATTGCCAGCGCTGGATACGATGGTGCTTGCCAGCTTAGCGAATTGCTTCGGCGGAACCAGCAGGTCCGTAGGCACCATCGAGTAAGCCGAGTTGGCCCACGCTAAGTTCAATCCGGCATCAATGCTCTCCCGGATTTCGTCAGCGGTGGATGCCGACCAGGTCTTCACGGCGTTGATCGGCGTTACCTGCGTCAGGTTCAGCAGGCCTTTTACCGCCAGACCAGAGTCGCCGATATAAACCTGCTCGTCCGTATCCATGTTCCATTTCAGCTGCATACCGTCGTACTTCTGCGTGTCGATCGGGCGGCCAACCTGCGCAGCTGCCTGCAATTCGGGAACGGTCCAGCCCAGCTCCATACCCCACAGAGTAAGCGGGAAGCCAGTTTTTGCGATGTCGACGTTAACGCCAGCCAGCGCGGTAGGGATTTTGCTAAGCCAGTTTTTACCGTTAGCATTCGGTGTACCGGCAGCAGCAAAGGTGGTGTTAGTGAACGAGCTGATCTCGTCAGCAATAGACACGTCTTCACGCAACTGGATATCGCGCGACCAGGTAAAATTCACCAGTGGCAGATTCAGTGTCTGATCGAGACGTTCCAGTTCATGGATAAGAAAGGCACCAGTGCCGTCGACTGTCGCCTGGTCAAATGTCATTGGCATTTGCGATTTCCTTAAATATTGAAGGCCAGCTCAATGTTGCCGCTGGTGTCACCAGGGCCATTGAAGTAAGCATTAGTGATCTGGACGGTATTCGAGCCATCAGCGGCGGCAAGGAACGCGCCGAGAGGGCTTGAGGCGGATGGTGTGGCCACTCGCATATAGACCGGGCCATGCAGCGCAACGCTGGATGCATCCGCGCCGATGTTTACCGTGACGTAACCACGTACCAGGCAATCGCCGGTGAAGTTTTTACCGCTGCCTACCTGCTGGACTTTATCCGGCTGGCTGGCGGTCGGATACGGACGAACGTAAATGCCCACCAGCGCCGACGCTGTATCGCTCGCAGCGATTGGCACAAATTTCCCGGAGGAAATCTTGCCGCCAAGGCCGTAAGCGGGGAAAAGGTTGGAGGAGTCCAGCAGTTGAGGTTCAACCGTCAGATCCTGCGGACGAGAAATTGCCCCGGCGATGCCCGCAGGCATCCGGTAAAGAAATGTATTACCCATTGGTTAGCCTCGTTTAGACCAGAATTCCTGCGCGGCCTGATTCATACCGGCAATGGTTTTAACAGTGGTAGCAGTCTGCGTTTGCAGGCTGTCGACGGTTTTGGTATTGCGGTTTTTCGCCAGCTCAGAAACAGCTGTGAAAGCCATATCCACCGTGGCTTTTTTCAGCTTGCTGATATCGGCATCACCGACAATAGAGCGCACCAGTGATTGATCGGCAGAGGCGAGTACCTGGCGCTTGAATGCTGTCGGCTTCGCCTTTTCTGGCAACTGGATGCCTGGCTGAATCAGATCGGCACGATAAGCGGCATCGCCGGTAACCTTACCCTCTTCTTCCTTTTTCTCCTCTTCGTCCTCGGCATCGCCGGTACCAGGAGCAGTTGCCGCAGGCGTGAGTTTGGCTACCGCCTCAATCAGCGCCTTACCCCATGCAGGAATCTCTTCCCCGCCATCGCCGGTACCAGGCAATGCCGGGCCGGGAAGCGGATTTTGCGGCGCAAGGTTGATGACCACTCCGCCAGGTGTCATAGAGGTCGATACGTCGTCATCCCCGGTCATGTTGTCCGGCGGGTTATCGATTAGGTTCGCCATTTCGGCGGCGTCATTGGTTTTACGAGCGCGCACGAGGCGCTCCCACCAATTTTTGGCTTTGTTTGGCATGCTATCTCCAAGTGCGCAGCGTGAACCGGCCCGCCCGTTAGGGACTAAAGCCAGATGATTACCAGTGATCGCATATTGCTCCGCGATACCCGGCGAGATTTGTCGGTAATCTGCGTCATAACCGCAGCTCACCTCGTCGTCACCGTCTTCCACCGCCTGGATGGCTTCTGGTGTCTTTGCGATAACGTCAGCCAGTAACAGGTCTCCTTGCTCACCGCTGCCGCGTCTGACGTTCTGAATATGTCCGTTTGCCAGTTGCCGCCAATTACTTGGCGTGACAAAAATGATGTTGCCGCTGAAGTCTTTCGGGTGACCGATGGTAACGGCCATTCCCTCAAAAGAAGCGATTGTGCGCTCGCTGAATACCTCTTCAGGTGTCCGGCGAACAACGATTAATCCCTGACTGTCCGGTTCAATTTCCGGCAATTCTTCCGCGCCATAGACCTGCTCGCCTGTGCGACCAATCGGGACGTCCTTAAACAGGACTGACCCATCAGCAAGTTGAAAGCGAGTATTACCCAGGCGGGTTTTAAAGAAATATTTCATGGTGCCTCGCTAAATGAGCGCGGGGTCGGAGTTTCGAATGAACTCACGTAGCAGCGCCTTAACCTGGCGGACGTTACCGCGACCTGTAGCTTTTAACTCTGAGAGATCGCCAATGGCGCGGTAACGCGCGGTGATGCCGCCTATCGATATTTCGATAACCCTGCGGTCGCCGGCTCGCTTTGATTCGATATGGACCTTTTTCATTCTCACCTCTTCGGGCAACAAAAAAGGCCGCTCATTGGCGGCCTGTTATTTTACAGGGTCAGGTATTTGCACTTCCGACCAACACTTGCAGTTAGGCAGGCATCCAGCGTGTCCGGTCATACCATCGAGCGTTGGCGGACTATCCCAGCGTACAAACTTATCTTTCATTTTTCGGTGTGATGGCCTGGTGCCTGCACCTTCAATGCGCCACCAGTACCCCTCAGAACCAACGGACAGCGCCCGAGCCTGAGTCAGTGCGCCTGTTGCCCGCCCTATCTCAGTGCGGGCTATCATCCGCGCTCTGCTGGCCGCCACGTCGCCGGACTGCATGATCATCTCGTAAAGCTGATCTGGACGCTCACCATGGATGACAGCCTGTATCGCACGCTCCTGAATTTCCCTGACACGTCCGGCTGCCTCTAATGGCAGAGACTTCATGTAGCGAATCTGTCGGTAAACGATGTCTTGCGCCACCATGCCGACAGGAGTGTTACCAATCACGTCACGCAGACCAGCGGATATTTCTTCCGAAACAGAACGCCACTGATTCCACTCTTCACGCTCCACCTGGGCAAACATCTTTCGACCGACCATTTCGGCCCAGTCGTCGATCACCCCGGAGTAGTCAACAAGCGATTTAGCAATGCTCTCAGCGCTTGCCTGTGAACCATCGTAGGAACCCGTGACGATTTGATTTATCTGGTCGACTATCGCCAGTAGGCTTTTCTGATACTGGACCTCCGATCGGCGGCGGAGGGCTGGTTTCAGATTCAGTCTCCTGCCACTGTTTCGCCGCATTCTGGATATCCTCATCGCTAATTGAAGCACCAATGCCGGTAACATCAGACAGTTCGCGCAAATCGGTCAGCGCAGCAGCCGGGGACATTCCCAAATCACGCACCGCAGTTGCCAGAGCGGTAGTCGTGTTGGTTGCCACCGTGGAGCGATCGGTGTCGCTCATCTGCCACAGGGGGTTAAACTCAAAGGTGAAATCTTGCGGCAACGGCTCGCCAAACTCTGAGCGATGCAGTACATCGAATAACAGGCGGATGTGAGGCCGTAAATCTCGCTCCTGAAGCGTTCCCACGTCGTCGTAGTAGTTCGCGAGGTCAGCGTCACCGGTTGAAAAACCCTTCGGTGACTGGCGGAACAGACGGACAAGAGGAATGCCAACAGCACCGGCGATATCCTCTTTAAACTCGCTAAGCAGGTCAGACAGGCCCGCGAAAGAATAGGAGTGGGTTTCAAATTCGTCCTCCGAATCAAACAAGGACATGCCTTCGTTCGTCTGGAACTGGCGGACCATCTCCATGTTTTTGATCAGCGCTTCATATTGCTTACCGCCTACGGCGATAATCTCCCGCAGCTTTTTAATTTTTGCCGTTCGCAAATGCGCCTTGTAGGCAAGCTGGGCGGCGCCGACGCTGGTGCTATCGTAGGAAGTCAGGCGATCGAAGATGCGCTCAACAATGGACATCCCCCACTCGTTTTCGGTGATTTTCTGCTGGTACGGCAGTTTCACACCATCCATACGGATCAGGCGGCTGTGGTGAACAGTCCACGCAGGCAGCCCCTGCGCCGTTGTCACGATTTCATAGAATTCAGGCTTGCCGAGGTTAGGGCCAAGTGCCTTAATGCGCCTGGTGAGCTGCGGGTTAATCATCCAGCGGTCAAGTACAGCCAGACCTTTAAAGCTGCCCTTGCCAACCTTATCCAGCACCAGCGGCGTCAGCGGTGCCTGACCTTCAATCAGAATCAGCGCCACCGCCCCGCCATACAGCCGGGACCATTTCAGCGTCTCGTTGATGCAATCCCAAAGCTGAAGCTCATCGAACCGTGATTCCAGAATGCCACGACGTTTCGGGTCTATCTCACTGGTGATCCGCACGCCCTTTTTGGTCATATCGTCCGCTTTCGAATCGACTGCGGCGCCAATAATCCAGGAGGAACGATAAGCCCACTCGATGAGCAGGCGGTTGCGGCTGGTATAGTTCGCCCTGTAGGTCGATGCGGCATGCTGGTTAGGCTGCTGCATACCGACACGGGCAACAAAGTTATCGTACGAATCCGCCGTGGCGACTCGTCCTGTTTTCTTCGCCATGGTGACTATTCTCCGGCTTTTTCGGTACTCGTGGCGGATAGGATAATTTGTTAAAAAACGACCCGATTTAACATAATGACTGTTACCCGCACCAGCCGGATCCCTCCCATGATGAAATGTCCGCCAAAGGCTTATTTATCGGGGTTAAGTGGCTAAAAGCGCGTGAATAAAGCATGCATAAACAGGGTCGAAAAATGAATAGCGTGAATTTTGCGTGAAACGGTTATTTTCGGGTATTTAGCTGTTTCCCAGCGCTTCCCAGATATCCATTGCCGTATCGGTTGGAGCAAACGCCATGATGAAGGCGTCGGCCACGTTCGGCGATGGTACGTCACGCTTGGCGAGGTCTTTCTTGCTTTCCACCATCACGCGACCGTTTTTGTCAAAATCACGGTGAGGGGTGGTAAGTTCCAGCTTGAGCTTTTCCAGCAGCGGACAGGATGAGTCAATGCTAATCAGCTCATCTACCGGGTACTGCTCGCCGTTCTTTACCGCGTTGAAGGTGTTACGGAAGCGATCCGCTACCAGCCACCAGGCTTGCGCTTTGAGGTTGGCGAAAAAATCCTTGTTCGGGATGCCAATATATTCGTAGTCCGGCTCATTCACACCAGCGCCTGCATTGAATCGCTGATAATTAATGCGGGATGCGTTCATGTTTTCGCGCTTACGATCCTCATTAATTTCTGAGAATTTCGCGCCAGCAGATGCCCCAACGCCGATTGAGTCGTAGACGATATCAGCATCACGCTCCAGTGCCGCCTGATAGGTACGCTGGCAGCTCTTCAGCAATTCGTCTTCTTTCGCCTTCCACTCATCCGCCCAGTACACGACGGAGCCGTGACGATAGACGTTAGCGCACTTATCGGCGCCGCTATCGGCAACGTCGAAGCCAATACGCTTACGTCCGCTTGGCTCGAAATTAAGGACTTTGTGGGCATCAACAGCCGCCTCAATCCATGACAGCTTGATAATGGCCGCATCATCATCCGACTCTGGCACGCCTTCGTAGACGTGCTTAAACCCATCCGGATCCCGGCGCTTAGCGGCCTCGATAACCTTCAGCATGGTGTCGGATAAAAAGGGGTTTTCATCGTAGTTGATTTTGCGTATCAGCGTATCTTCTGGCGGATCGACCACAAAGTTACGCCACACGAAATCAGTCACCAGCCCGGGGTTAAAGATAAACCAGCACTCTGAGCCCTCTTTACGGATGGTAGGCTCCAGTATCTTCCACTGGTATTCCGTCAGCGCGTGGGCCTCTTCAAGCCACAGAACGTCGATACCCTCCAGCGACTTTATCTCTTCGATGTTGCGCCAGAGCCCGTAGAACACGAATTCAGACCCGGTAACCCGGTTAATGATTTTGTTGTTCAGGATGCGAAAGCGATGCCGTAGGCCAAACCGGTCAATCTGAATTTTCAGAAGGGTATAAACCGACTCTTCAATTTTGTTCTGGATCTGACGTGCACAACAAAAGCGCAGGCTGTATTTATTCGACAGAAATATGGCTATGCCAGCGGCATCCCACGATTTTGACGATGACCGGCCACCATAAAGCACTTTGTTACGCGCCTGCGTCGTCCAGAAGCTACGCAGGACCGGATTCAGCGTCGGTTTGGATGTCAGAATAGAAGTCATTGAGGTCACGCTCTCCGTTGCCATCATCAATACCTGCATCACGGCGAAGACGATCGGCCTCCAGCGACACCTTGTCAGTTGCAGCCTTGCGATAGTCCGTATCAGCAAATATTTTACCTACCGTCGCAAGCGTCCCAACGATGGACTCAATACGAACGGTATTGCGCATCATCGCCTTCTCGGCGGCGCTGATATTTTCCATCAACACCTTTCTTTCCTGGTCCCCTTCAGTATCATCCAGCTTGGTCAACCACCGGCCAATATTCTCTGCGGCGACAAGGTTGTTAGCCCGAAGGCGAAATAATTCGTCTTCGAGTGTCAACGCTTTCGCGTCTTCAATGACCTCATCTTTAAGCAGAAGGCGGCGGGCGTAACCACCGTGTTTTAACGCCTGCTGGTTGCCGGGTTGAAATGGGTTAGTCGGCGGATCGGTACGCACCCCGCGTATCGGTTTCGTATCTGGTGGAGGTTCGGCTTTTGGTTGCGTACTTTTTTGCGTGCGGCCAGCGCTGGCAGGCTTTTCGCTGGTACGCGCCTTACTCTTTTGCGTACCACTTTGCGTACCATTTTTGCGTACCTGCGTACCGCTATTGCGTACCCAATCAAACTTTTTAGCCCTCTTCCTGATAGCCCCTTCAGTAACGCCGTATTTATCGCCTATATCACGGAGACTAAGGACTCCGGCCCGGTATGCCGATTCGATGGCCTCCCAGTCCGGTGTTGCCATAATTTTGTCCTCGCCTTGACATTATCGAGCCACCTCTTGAAGTGGCTCTGTAATGCCTTACTTCAGGCACTGCGTGGTGATGTATTCCTGCAGCGCTCTCAGGGCT